CTTCAAGGCATCAGTTGTGAACTTCCAACCGTTGCCCTCACCCGCAGTGATGGCCAGGATTTCAAACTCTCCCTTGTCATTTACCGAGGTGGATTCAAGATTTATTCTTTGCTGCGTATCAGGCATAAATTTGACCTTTCTTCCCCTCTGTTATGGCGTCTTGAAGGCGCCTAACTACGGGGATCTGCGCGCTCAGCCCATGCTGAGCGCTACGATGTCAGGTTAAAACCTACAGTATCAACTTCCCGCAATGAGGGCAAACCACATGAATAATACCCCCACCTGTAGGGGATTCACCAGCTGCACCGCCCCCACTTGTGGGGGGTGTTACTGGTGAAGATGTTGGGGCAATCTTGAATGTATTAATAAACTGCTGTTTAGTTCCGTTGAACCTGACCTTTCCGGCTTTGTATTCCCATAAAAGCCATTTTGGGGGTGAAGTCATTTCAGCCCATGAAGAGGGGACTTCGGGATTTTCGAGGTTGTAGTAGTCAACGATGAACATATCGATGTGGGCGGGAATATTATCCAGCAGCCCGCTCGGGTCTTTGTGCTGTTCCCACATTTTGCCGTTATCCATGGCGGGGCTGATCACATGCACCAGGGGCTTGTGTCCTCTGGACCTCCAGAGGCCGCCAAAGTTCATGATCTTGGCAAGGTCTTCATTGCCAATGATTATTTTTAGATTGGCTTTGCACCAGGCTAAACCGCCCGGGATTTCGTAGAAGTCGCCCATTATTTATCCTTTCCGCCAGGCAGGAATGCCTGGCCTACTTTCCGCCAGGCAGAAATGCCTGGCCTACTTTCCGCCAGGCAGGAATGCCTGGCCTACAATTAAGCTGTAAGGTCTTTAACAGTCTTATCTTTCTCGGGTTCAAGCTTCTTGTCGTCAAGGGGGTTAAAACCTTTTACCTTTGGAACCTGAGATGTATTAACCTTGGGCAGTTTGCCCTGGTCACCTTTCTCGGCAGCAGCTTTTTTGAGCATTTCGTCTGCGTCGATGGTTTCACCAAAGAAGCGATAAATGAGCCGGAGAATTTCTTCATTGGTGATCAGCTTGCGGTCTTTGAGGTCGTCAAGAACGCTGATGATGTAATAGGCTGCCTGAGCCAGTGAAGCGTTATCTCGGCTGCTGATGTCTGCGCCGGTGATCGAAAACTCAATCTTTCCGGAGAGCTTCTTGTCGAATTTCGCCCTGCGGTTTAAAACGACCTGCAGAATATCCTGCATCATCCAAACAAAATGACCCTGACGCTGCTCAAAGTGGCGATAGGTTGGGCCGCCTGCTTCTTCGGCGGTCGTGCGTGTGGCGCTTTCCGGCTCAGCCAAAAAGTGCAAGGGCATGCCTGCCCCTGCAGAAATCATTTTCTTTAGGGCGAGACCGTCCTTTTCCGCGTCCCCGCTTTCAAGGCGGGGGTGGATTGCGCTCCATTTCTCGTTTTCATCGGCAACCAGAATTGAGCCTGGCTGTGGCGGGTTGGCGTTGAGGGTTTGCTGCCTGGCTTTTCTCTGCGCTTCACTGGTGAATTTAGCCTGGACGATATACAGAAAAGCGTTTCGATATCGGTTTAATCTGGCTCTGTCTTCCAACCAGGATGAATAACGACTTAACCATTTGAGCAGGGGGGCAAGGTCGGGTTCGCCCCACTGCGCCCCTGCAGGGCGGTTTATTGAGTAATGCAGTAAAACCGGCTCTTTGGCTTCGTCTGTGAGGGGATCATAGGCGGGGATCGGTTTAGGGTCCAGCTCTTCGAGGGAGGTTTTGAGTTTAAAAGCTACTGGCTGCTCGATGTCGTTGGGCTTGCTGATGATCTCGTCGATATCCGAAGCCGGAAGAATCCGGATGTATGACATGCCCGCCTGATCGGTGCTGACAAGAACAAATAAATTACCTGTGCGGGTGAGCTCGTCGCACAGCTCCGCGAGCCTGACGGGCATGTGGTTTAACCTGTGATTCCAGAAGTCCGAGAAAAAAGCCCCTGCGCCTGTGTGTTTGGTGTTGATCGTGAGACCACCCCCCACAACATATTGACTGGTGAGTTCCACGATTCGGCGAGCCAAGGGGTTTGTTCGCCAAGCTTCAAGGGATTGTTCGAGCACATCCTTGCGGTCGTAGGCGTAGCGGTCCCGATCGGATTGGGTGAGCGAGCGCGTTCCCGCGAGAAAAGAATTTTCATTTTCAACGACCGCGAGAGCAGAGCGGACGGCTGCCGAAACCTGCTTTTCGAATAAACGGTCAAAGATACCCATGTTAAGCACTCCTTCGGATTAGGGGGGCAGTACCCTCCACGCTGGCGGCATGAAGCCGCCGCGTTTCGGGTATCTCCGTTGCCTGCTCCTGCAGGCAACTTCGAATGTCGCGCGAAGCGCGGAAGAGCCCCGAGCTATATACCCTTCGCGCTGGCGCCTTGATGGCGCCGTGCTCGGGTATCTCCGTTGCCTGCTCCTGCAGGCAACTTCGAAGCCCGCCTTTCACAAAATAGCTTTCCATAACTTTGCCTTGTCGAAATCCAAAGGGGCGTCTCCCCAGCCCCGTTAATTGGTTTTGACAAGGCCAGTTATGGGAAGATTCAATAAATAAGGCGGGCGTATTCCCTACGGGACGCTTCGCAGTCATGGCAGCCGGAAGCTCCCAAGGAAAGCCTCAATATTTTTCAGGCTTTTACCCAATATTTCAATCTCTTTCTGCAAAAAAGCATTATCAGGCCCCCCACTTGCAGGGGGTTCACCAGCTGCTTCACCACCACTAGTGGGGGTATTTGCGTTTCCGGAATCGTCTATATGGGGGGTATTTGAGCCATTTATTAAAAATATTAGATCTTCTTCATCACCATTGAACCAGTTGAGATCGATGCCTTTGCTTTCAGCCCCATATTTCAAACCGTCGCCCACTGCGGAATACTGCCAAAAAGACCAGGGAACCTTGGCAGTTTTCCATGGCTCGGGGATTTGGGGGGCGCTGGCGGTGGTGTAGTGCGCTATCCAGAGCGGGTAGTAGGACCAGGAAGCATCAAACCTGCCGGTGGTTTTGTTCTTTCCGTACGAGTTCCAGAAGCCGGGGGAAGTGTAGATCATGGGCTTTTTCCCCAGTATCGTTTCCACCGCTTCGAGAAATTGGGCCAGCATGGCGTTTGAGGGGTATTTTCCGTCCTTTGGCGGTGCTTCGAAGTCGCATACCGGAGGCAATTCCCCGGGATCATCTTTCAGCAGGTCGCAGAAGATTCGCGCTTGCAATAAGCCGGAGATATCCCAACGGAGGAAGTGATACCCACCGCGGGGGATGCCCGCAGCTTTGGCGGTTTTCCAGTTATAGAAAAAATCTTCATCCATGCCGCCGCGTTCCGAGACCTTGATAAAAACAAACTTTGCCCCCGCAGCTTTGGCTTTTTCGAAGTTCATTCTTTGGGGTGTGCTTTTATCGTTTTGCCAGTGGGAAACATCAAGACCTGGGATCATGATTAAAAACCTCCTTCGGGTAACATGACGAGGGGACGAGGGAGCGCAAATAACCGCAGCGAGGGACGAGCGTCTTGCGGTTTTTGCGCCTTGCCCGAGCCCCGAAGCTGGATGGAAGTCCCCTCACTGCCCGCGCCTGGATGGCGCTGGCGTTCGGGGACGATTTCCCTCTGTTCTAACAGAGGGAAATCGTATTTTTTCCGATTTTCGCCGGAATTAACGTTAATGTTAAATTGGCGTGTTCTATATTTGCTGCTGCTGCCCTTTAAAAGCTTAATTAATATTAAGCAGTAGCAGCAGAGGAAGAGAGCAAAATTCATAGCTGAAAATCGGAATTTCTCCGATTTTGTACCCTGAAAAAAGCCCCTAAAATCGGAGTTTCTCCGATTCGGATATGTTCTATCTGAATAATGACATTCTTCCTTCTGGCCAAGAGACGAATGTAATATGGCCATGTTAGAAGCCCTGATCCATTTCAGCGAGTGGATCCACCGCATTGATCACATAAGTGGGGGCTGAGAAGGTCCAGTCCTGAGCATCCAGAACCGCAACAAGAGCCGCGCTTATGAGCTGATCGTCATGCACCAGCTCGCCTGTTGCGGGGTTGCGTGTGCCGTCCGGAACGCCCCACTTCACCCGCTTTTGAGGACCCGGGAGAATTTCAAATTCGCAAAATTCAACCTGTTCCCAGAAAGCGCCCCCCTTGTTCCCCCCAAATTCGAAGAATTTGGAGGGATATTTAAAGCGCCCACTGTCAATAATTCCGAGGAAGTCCCACAACAGGGCGCTTTTGGTGGTGATGTTGAAATCAAAGGGAATCACCTTTTCGCCAAGGGATGCCGCGAGGAAGGAAGTCATTCCCGCGCCTACACCTGTAGCATCAACCACCAAAAAGCGGATATCGAAGAGCTCCGCGATCGCTTTGATTTGCCCGTATAAAGTTGAGTGTTTAATTCCGATCCATTCTTTCCGGAAGACGACTTTATAGGTCGGTTTGCTGATCAGTGGATCGTTAATAGTTTCGAGGTCAACCTCAAAAACTGTGAGGGCTGTGCTGTCGCGTTTTGGATTGCTGAGGTCTTTTTCGCCCATATCTTCGGGGTCGGCGATGATGGCTTCATCCTCGCCGGCAAGGTCAAGGGTCATGGCGTACAGCTTGCCCTCTTCGGGGCTGAGCTGCGGGCTGTGTGTGCCTTTCATCATGGCACAGCGTTCGGGTGGGAATAAGCCGCCCTCTGCGTCGATCTCTTCGCTGAAGTACTGCGTTTTAACCATGGGGTGGTTTCTGCCAAGTCTGCGGACTTGATCATCTACGAATTTTCCGTAGGCAGGTACTTCTTTTCGAACTTGATCAGCAGTCAGAATAAACACCCTTTTAATCCCGTCCTCTTTTTCCGCTTTCCTGCAGGCCCGCAGCTCTCTGGCCAGCAGGGTACGACTTGTCCAGGCTGTGCCCCAAAACACGCGGGTGGCGTTGGTACTGGCTGCCATGGGGGCGATGTCCTTGTCGAATTTTGCCGGCAGAACATCCTGCGCTTCGTCCACCTCCAGCAGGAGGTTGGCTGTTGCGCCCACAATATTTGAGCGGGGCTGCCCGCTGAAAAAATAAATCCGGCAGGTCCCAACCCTGTAGATATAACCGCTCTCTTTGCTCCAATAGTGTTTTGATAATTCGTTCTTCTCCAAAACTCTTTCTAAGCGGCGCATGGCATTCAGAGTCTGGGGCTTCCAGGTAGGGGAGACCTTTACTATTTCGCCGTTCATGATATAGAAAAGGCAGAATAAGTAAGCTTCCAATTGCGCTTGAAGTTCGTTCTTCCCGGATTGCCTGGGAAACATAACCACAAAGGACCTGCCCGCTTTTTCCTGTATCGATTTGAGAATCGCATAGGCTGGGGCTTTCTGATATTCCCTGAGCGATAACCCGCTGGCTTCCTGACAAAAATAAGAAATATCGCGAAGTCCTTTGTATGCCAGGCGTTGGTAAAATCGTTGGTCGCGTTTGGGCATTAGCTATGATCATCTCGAGCCTAACCAGGCGGCGATTGCAGCCGCGATTAAAGTTAAAGCGGCTTGACCCGCCTGTATAAGGGTCGTGGTGGTTTTGTTTGAGATCA